AAAACAAAATGAACAATTTCCGTTTTATTATAGACCTAGCAAGAAAATTTTAGACCTTACAACTAAATTTACAGGTACAGGTGATTTAATAGCATCTGCAAATATGTCAAAACTAATGTCAATGATAAAAATTTCTGCGACAGACTTTACACCAGGGTATGGTTTAGTTTTAGATTCTAAACTTTCTTTAGAATTACCTTTTTCAATTTCAAGAGAAGCCTACGCACCAACAAAATCAGAATTAGTTGATAACACGGTTGGTTTGCTTGGAGCCTCTACTATTTATTTACTTTCACACGATTCAGAGATACCAGGTAAGGAAAAAATTGACCTTTCAAACACGGTATACGGTATAGACCAACCAAAAATTGTGGATAATATAGAACCAAATACATCTTCAATGGTCAGAGGTGAGGAACTCTTGCAACTTATGGAATTAATAGTAAGATTTTGTTTAACTCACGTTCACCCTTATCCATTGTTACCTCCATCGTCAGTAACATTAGACGGACTTTCAACCGACGATTTACTTGCAAGAATGCAAGAAGCATATCAAAAAGTTTTAAATAGTAATATTCGAATTAACTAAGTATTTATATATAAAAGTTAATATGTCAATTTATAAATCTTACTTTGATAAGTCTGATACGATAATTTACAACTCATATACAAATACAGGTAGAAACCCAATTGTAGAGTTATTCTATGGTCGTGCAAATAATTCATCAGCACCAATAGGGTTTAGTCGTTACCTATTCAGTTTAGATTTAACAGGACTAACACAAAACATTTCTCAAGGTTATATATCAGGTGGATGTAACAACACACTAACACACACATTAAGAATGACCAATACTTCTTTTTTCGATAAAGAATTATTAAACGACACAACATCAGAAGGTCGAAGAAGAGCAACTTCGTTTGATTTAGTTTTGTTAAGAATTCCAAAATATTCAGGTTCTACGGGGACAGCACAATCTTGGGATAGTGGTGTTGGGTATGACTATTATGATTTTGGAATCACCAATTTAAATGATAGGTCATTTTCAACAAGACCATCAAATTGGTTTGAAAGAACGACAATCAATGATTGGTCAACTCCTGGATTATATGACAATACAAACTCAATTACAGGATTAACCGGATTAAGGTATAGCGCACTCACTGTTGTGGCCACCCAACATTTTGAATTTGGTAATGAAGATATTGAGTTTAATATGTCTACTGAAATTAATAATATCTTAAATGGATCTTTAACAGGTGTAACAGGATGGATTATTGCGTTCTACCCTCAGGTAGAGAACCTTTCAGGAATGAGTGAAAACTACTCTGTAGGGTTCTTTTCGCCCCACACACAGACATTCTATGAACCTTTCTTAGAAACCTCCTACAATGACCTTATTTTAGACGATAGGAACTCATTCTATGCGGGTAATAACAATAATTTATATTTATATGTTTATCAAAACGGTAATGCCGTTAATTTAGATAGTAACCCGGTTGTAGATATTTTAGATGGTAATGGTGACCCAGTTGTTGGGTTTACAGGATTAACAACATGTAGAGTAACTAAGGGTGTTTATAAAGTGGCTGTCAATTCTTTTATACCAACAACGATACCTTGTGTTTTCTATGATTTATGGAGAGGACTTTACGTGAATGGGGTAGCAATAACGGACGTGGAAAATGAATTTGTTGTTTTAGAAAGAGGTGGTAATTATACTATTGGTACATCTACTCAAACCCCAAAACTTTACGGTTTTAGTTTTGATGGTATTAAGCAAAACGAAAAAATATTAAATACAGATATTAGAAAAGTTAATATAACTATTAAAAAGGCATACACTTCTAATCATATATTAGACAATATTGAAGCATACTATAGAATATATGTTAGGGAGGGTGCGAATACAGAGGTCCAAGTTCAAGATTGGACTAGAGTAAATAAAACAAATGATAGTTATTATTTTATGTTTGACACAACAGATAAAATACCAAATGAATATTTTGTAGATATAAAAGTAATTTCAGATAGAAATACTGATACATATAAAAGGACACTACAGTTCCAAATTGTTAATAAAAAATAGTTATGAGAAATTTAGATTTAATTATTAAAAAAGTTTTAAAAGAAGACCACAATATGAGGTCAAACAGATATATGTTCTTTTCTAATTTAGAACAAATGAGAAGACAATGTGATTTATTATTAGACTTAGACCGACAAATGGTTGAGGGTATTTTAGATAATGGTCACGATTGGGCTCAAGACCACATTTCAGAAGCAAAAAATAACATGGACCAAGTTTTTGATTTTATTATGAATGAATCAAAAAGAGATGGTATGGAACTATCAATGAATATTGATGATAAAAATATGGTAATGCAAGAAGGTCGTAAAAAAACTGGTACAAAACTTTGTGCTAGGGGTAAATCAGCGGCTAAAGCTAAGTATGATGTTTATCCAAGTGCGTACGCCAATGGTTATGCGATTCAAGTTTGTAAAGGAAAAATTAAAGGGTTAGACGGTAAAAAACAATGCTCAGGGACTTACTGTTAAAATGAACTTAAAATATTTTTAATAATTTTTTCTAAGGACTCATTTTGGGTCCTTTTCTTTTTTGGTTTGTATGAAGTCATAATTGGTTTTTGACCTTTACCTGTTTGAGTATCTTTTTTCTCTGCCTTTCTTTTTTGTGCACATGCAGCTCTCTTAGCCGAATCACTCATTTTACCAGCAACACCAACAGCCCTACATTTAGGATATGCCCCTTTATTAGTGTCAGGTCTCCCACACGGAGGATGTTTACCATCTACCTTCCTACAAATATTAACCCAAGGTCCTTTTGGTTGTTTAGACCCCTTAGGTTTTTTCTTTGTTCCGAACCATACAGCCAAATCCTCATTTATTGTGTGAGCATCGTGGTTATTTATTTTGTAAGAACCATCAGAATTTGGTTCCCAATGTCCAACATATCCTTTTTTATTATTTTTAAGTGTTTTTTGTTTTTTATTATGATTAAATTCAGAATCAACAAAATTAGTGAATGGAGCCAACTCCGAATCTTTCCATTTTTTTAAACCTATCGCGATTGGTCCATTATATAGTCCCGCACTTGTGGATGTGGTCGTTTCGTTTAAATTAATACTATCTAACTCAACCCATTCTTTAATCGGTACAATGTTTTTATTTTTTCCTGGAAATTGATTTATTGGGTTACCCTCAACATCACTTAAAGTTGACTGTGGGTGATTTTTTATATAGTTATAAATTTTTTTTGCAATTTTTTCTTCCTTACCTATTTGTTTTTTACTTCTTTCCATCTTACCATCATATGAATCATATCCTAAATCAGGACTTTTGTATTTTGAGACTGGTTCAGTAAATGGTCCTAAAACATTTTTTTTAAAATATCTTTCACCCGGTAATAACGGTGCGATATAACTACCTCGTGACCCACCAGTGACGGTTGCTTCATTTATTTTCTTACCCATACTAATAAATATCTTAAAATAAAAAAAGGTCAGATTTCTCTGACCTTTTTCTTATTCGTATTTTAATTGATTATCTCAATTCTCTTAAGTCAAATGTTCTAACACCATCAACTGTGATACGACCATAGAAACGGTTGTTAACCATTTTCTTAGCGTATCTTGTCATTATACCTTTAATCGGTGTAAAGTTGAATGGGTTATACATTGTAGGAGTTAATTGTAGAGGTACGTACGGTGCGTAAACATAACCTGTATCAAGTAAAGATGTTCCTTTGTGTCCTAACAAAACTGTGTTTGGTGGGAAGTAAGGGTCACGGTATACTTGGTAACGTCCTGCTAATGTACCAACTCTTTCAATACCCATGTTGTACTGATCTTGCTCAGGAGCCGCGTTAGATACGTGGAAGTATTCTAAATCATCAAAGATTGCAGAGATTTCAGAAGAAACAACGATCCAGTTAGCCCCACCTCTCAATGTAGATTTGTGGATTTGTGCCGAAATTTGGTTAACCGCAGTTAACAAAGTTTGGTTCCAATCTTTTTGAGTGTATTGTGTTAATGGGTTAGCCGTTGTACCTCTTTTCCATCCGTTGTAATCCCAACGTAAGTTCCAAGCCGCACCTTTACGTAAGTCACGTAAAATTTCACGGTCGATTTCTGCGGCAACTTGCTCAGATAATAAAGCTGTTAATTCAGCTTCAGCATCGATGTTGTGGAATGCAGAAACGTCTTGTGCCAATTCAGGAGACCATTGTGCTCTTAGTTTTCTTTCTGTAACAGATACAGTAACTGACTCAAGGTCAAAAGAAACCTCACCAATTTTGTCTTCGAATTCTAATTCTTGGTATACTCTGAAAGTACAAGTAAATTGTGAACCTGCAGTTGCAGTACCAGCAATATTTAATGTTAATCCTGAATAACCATCAAGGGATGCTACACCAATAGAGCATGGTTGTTGTAAGTCAACTTCTAAATAGATTAAACCTGTAGCGTCACATAAATTATCATACGCTCCACCATTTCCAGGGTAAGAACCACTGTAGAATGTAGTATTTTGTTGTGAACCGTATTGTACGATACCTTTACCATATTTTTGAGTAACAACTCTAAATAACAAGTCACCTGAACCCATTCCTGAGAATGCTCCACCAGCAGTTGTTACTGCATTTACTCTTAAATCAGAAAGGAATGATTCGTTGTCCATTTCTTGTCCATCAGGTCCGATTAATTTACCAGCACCTGCAGAAGAGAATCCTGACATTACGATTAATGCTTTTCTATAAACTGGACCTCCGTCAGCACCTGTAGCGGCAACTTGACCACCTGTTAAAGTGTAAGCTGTAGGTACCATAACACCATTAGACCAAGCAACTGTAGTTGCGTTTTTAGTGATAGAAGAAAACGAACCTTTAGAATAGTCGAATAAACCTGCCGGGTCTAATGTTGCCTCATTACCTTCATAAAATCTATCGTAAAGGTTTTTGTCATTTGCTCCGTAACCAGCTTGTGCTTCTGCAACTGTTGGTCCGTTTTGTGCTCCAATAGCACCGTAGTGAATACCTCCACCAGCAGCGTTTGTACCACCTACTTGGTAAGACTGAATTTTAGGTACAAAGTAGAACAATTTACCGATAGGTAAGTTCATAGCTTGTACAGAAACTAAGTCGTTAGCCAATAATTTAGAGAATACACGTCTTACGATAGGGAAAACTACAGTTTCGAAAGAACCTGAACTATCTGTTGATGCCGCCTCGTTAATCAAATGTGACGCTTGGTTTTCATACAATTGCGCCATATTTTCTTTAATGTGTCCTTTAAGACCATCTAGGAACCCTAATTTGTCCCATTTGTTAATTGTGTCTTCTTTGATAACTTTAAGGTGTTTCAAACCGATGTTACCAACAAGACCTGATTCTAATAATGCTCCCATTTTTTTATTTTTAATTTGAGTTTATTTTATTTGTTTATTTTATTTTTGACATCAAATCTCTCATTCTCATGAATTGAGGATTCTCATAAGTTTTACTTTCAATCAAGTTTGAAGCAGAACCGTTAGATGGTGTTTTAATTACTTGTCTCTGAATAGATTCAGTTACAACTTCATTAGAACCTTTACTTCCGTCTAATTCATTTTTGATTGTTTTGTAAAGTGATTTTGATTCTTTGATAGATTCTACATTATCAAACCTTCTAAGAATGTTTATTTTTTCTTGTTTTGTTGTTGAATGTTCTGTGAACAATCTTGTTGAGTATGCCAAATTTGAGTTAAAAACCGCAACTTCATTTAATTTGTTTCTAAAGAAATCTAAAGCTTTTTTGTATTCTTCATTTTTCTCTCTTAATAAATTAACTTCTTTTGTTACACTTTCGTTAGTAGGTCTAACTTTCATTTTAGGAAGTCCTTTTCTACCTGAATAATTTCTACTTCCGTTAGCTAAAGTTCTAGCCGCTTCGGTAGTTTCAGCATCAACTGCGTCAAAATCATAATCCTCCATGTACTCAAGATTTTTTTCATCACCAGCCATGTAGTCACTTTCATTTTTAAAATCATCTAATGCGTCATAATCTTCATAGAACTCTTCATCCATCCAATTTTCATTGTATTCTTCATCAACATAAGGAGTTTCAAAACCTTCTTCGTCTAAGTAAGATTCAGTAACACCATGTTTGATTTTACCATATGAAAATTTAGGACCTTTACCTTTCTTTTCGGATTTAGTTCCGTCAGACATTTCTTCGTCAAAACCTTTGTTATTAACAGATGATTTATTCATACCAGATCTAACTTTACCGAATCCCATACCTTTTGGTTTGATGGTTTCATGAACCTCAAGTTCATAAATTTTTTCTTCACCATCTTCTTCATCAAGATAAGATTCGTCAGTTTCCACTTCTTTTGTGTCATCCTCTTCAAAGACTAATTCATAAACAACGCTTTCATTTGTATTAGTTTGCATCGCTTCCATGTTTTCTGAATCGCCACCAGCCAAATCAATAAGGTATTCGTTGTGTGTGTTGTTATCGGTTAAGTGGATATTATCACCATCTTTTTTAACAATGATACCATCTTCATCACCCATAGCCTTCCAAACTTTCAATACTTCTTCCGCAGAAGCTCCTGTCATATCTAATGGTGGCATTTCGTCTTCGTTATCAGTATCTGCGGTTTCTTCATCTGAGTATTCAAACTCATCTGTATCAACTTCAGCATCTACTTCTCCTTCCTCTGTACCGTCTTCTGTTCCTACAACATCATCTTCATCTTCAGGTGTTGTTGCGTTTCCTTGTTCTGCTTGTTCGTACAAAGATTTTTTTGTTGAGCCGTTTAATGACTCTCTTACTAATTCACTGATTTCTTCCTTCATTGTAGAAGCAAGTATTCCTTT